ATAGCGACACTCACCTTGGGAAAGAAGTTTCTTAACCAATCGGTGAATGACATCTTGGGTCGAAACTTTGTATAGTCAGCTCGTGCTATCTCCACTTCTGGAAACCGTCCGAAGCTCGGTGCATATGCACGTTGCCTGTCTAACATCATCTCAACCTGTGCTGGAGAGTAAGCGTTTAACACAACAGGTGGAATTGGGATGTGGACATCGGTCTTCACCATGTATGCCCGACATCTTGCCTTTCTCACCTGTCTCAACCAATCCTGACGTACTTCAGAAGCAATGTCTGGAATGTTGTCAGCCTTGAGTGTGTTTAGTAACTCGTCTCGTGCCAATATATCGGCCCGTTCGCCCAAATCTAGATTGTACCTCTCAGCCGCGTAAGCCTGAAGGTTATCTTTCCTCCACTCCGTCTGATTCTCAACGGATACACCATGGATACCATCCCTCTTTGGGACAGGAGGAACTATCTTCCAGTTCTCTCCTATCCTTGGAGGTTCGATTCCGAAACCGCCGGAAAAGGCAGGCGTCCAAGCTACAGCATCCGGAAGATTATGATTCTCGCACCATACGTGTCTCAATACCATCCAGATTTGCTCTATCTCATCAAACCTACCTTCTGCCCGACGGCGTAGTGTACGTAGTGCTTCGTATATTGCTCTCAAAACCATATCTTCGGACCAGGGATTACTTGACCAAGGCTTACGTTGTGTTAACCCAGGCAAAGCACGAAGCGGAAAACCTCGACACCTTGTATCAAACCATGTTCTCAAGAACTCCATCTGTCTATCTTGTAAACTAAACTTGCCTTCTCCAGCCTTAGCTCCGACAGCATCGTAAGCAATATTCATACACGCCCCAGTTCCCCAGTTTGGCACGAAAATTGCACTGTCATCACCTCGGATGAATGTCTCAATGTCTGAGATTGGTATTCCCCAGGCTGTCAGTAGCTTCATAGCTAGTCCAGTCATTACACTGTTCCAAGCATTACCAACAACACTAGTCCACCTCAACCCAGACATCAACCCCCCTGTCACTTCAACCTTTGTTGTTACTTCAGGTATCCGTGTCTCAAGAGTTGATGAGTAAAAGCCGTTCACGACGCTAGTCACTATTTTGTCAAACTCAGCATAGCCTTGCTAGGGTACGTTCATTCTGGCATGCTGACACAAGTGTCTAACGATTTCGGTTATTTCAATGGTTTGTGGTTGATGGTCAAACCCTGCATAGTCGTACGGTAAACCGAACTTCTTTGAACAGAGCTCAAGCATTCGAGCCAACCTTTGAGTTTGTTCTACGAAACCTTCTTCACTTGTATTCCCAGGCCAATCATAATACGCCCCACCCAGTAGATCATTTATCC